AGCGTCATATGAACCACATATGTGCAACATATCTTTTTCGGATAAGTGACCTTTTTGATGTTGGATACAAAGCAAGGTAATGAACTTGCCTTTCTGCTCCATTGACATCAACAATGTACCGGTCAAAAAGTCCGAAGAATAAAACAGGAACGCTGGATCTTTGCTCATAGGTAGATAAATCTAATTGTTTTGTATGACATAAAGATTCGCATTGAGTGTCTTGAATATGGTTCGTTTAATAAACGACAAGCTTCACTCAATGAATTGTATTTCGTACCTGTAAGCAAATCAAGAACTGGTTTGGAATGATGTAATTTAGCAGATGCTGCGACTTTTTTTCTTTTGTCCTCAAACAATCCCGTATTCCAAGCATGTTGTATATTTTCTTTAATTGTCACCCATTCCAAATTGTCAATGTGATTGTTTAACTTGTTCCCGTCTTTGTGATTGACTTGTGGTTTGTTGTCAAGATTTGGAATAAAAGCCAATGCAACTAATTTGTGAATTAGTTCACATTTTTGTTTTTTCTTTGAATAACAAATACTAACCGCTGGATAACCGTTGCCAATTAAACCGTGTCGCAAAATCCTTTCCTTGCCAAACTTCAAACTCTTAACTCTCCCGTGATTGGAGATGTGGTACTCACCATTGCATTCCGCAATCGCTTTCCATTGTTCTTGTGTGTTCATTTTTGCTGCGAATAAAAAAAGCCCATCAAAATGACAGTGGTCGCAGCACCTATCATCCCAATGGGCAAAAATCTTGAAAGTTTACGAGAGCTGCGAAATCTCAACTTCTTGTACAAATATAGCGATTTAGTTTGATTGTTTCAACTTAAAATCTTTTTTGATCCGTGAATAAAGATACCGTGCTTTCCACTCACTGCACCCCATCTCCGCTGCGATATATCTCCAGCAATGGTGATAGTCCTCACGAAGGATGGCGATTGCCCACATCAGGTTGTAGGTACTTTGTTTATTGTTGCTCATTGCTCATTGATAAACTTTGCGTAATCGTGTGCATCCTGTTCGCTCTCAAAGGTGGCGAGTAACTCTCCAGCGAAGTATACCCGCCACTTGGTGATGAAGTTGATTGTTGCCCTAATTACGATTGCCTTCATTCTTGATTGCGTTATATTGGTTCTCCCAAGTCCTCGCTTTGTCCTCAAGCTCTTGCTTGGTTTTCTCGTGACTCATTTTTGCCAAGTTCAATTGGTTGGTGGCAGTTTGCAAGTCAATGCGATTCTGCCAAAGTTTACCTTCCAGTTCGGTGTTGATCCGATGTAGACGGTAGATTTCTTCCAAGTAACTTTGTGACTTCTTTTCATCAGCATACACCTTGTACACCAATAGGACGAATGTCAATCCAAATAGTATTGTTGTTGTCATTTTGCTTTTCCTTTGTAGAATTTGTGGTTGAAAATTGCCTGACTGAATTGGTCAAAGTCAGGATTGTACTCGTCCCTCTCAAACTCGTATGGTTTGGCTTCGGGAAGTTCTTGCTTCATTGACTTGCGGAATGCGTGGATTCCGTAGCCCACCGCAAATGCGATGGGAGTCAAGATGATTGGGTAGATGATGTCAAGTGCCATAGTGTTATTTGATGCCAAAAGGTTTCAATGCTTCCAAGATTGTTGGATGAATGGGAGATTGCTCTCCCAATTCATACATCAAGGTGTCATCCGTGTCAACCAACTTCTTGGCTGTGCCTTGTTTGATGTGCTTGTTTACAAGTGACATAATTTCTGAATTTTTGGTGATTACTCCGTTCAATGTTCCGAAGGTTTCGTTGCGGTTGATGATTGCTTTGTCTTTCATAGTGATTCAAACTAACAACCTTTTTTTCACTTATGCAAATTTATTTTCTAAATCTTTTTGTGAATGAACGATTTATTTTGTGATTGATAAAAATAGTTCTCCAGCGTAGGTCAGTTTCTCGTCAATGATTTCTTGCGAGTCCTCGTCCAAAGTGATGAGCGTTCCTGTGACCTTCTTTCCATCGGGCATTCGTGGATCGTACGAAACGAAAATCCCTTCGGTCAACCCGGTTGCAATCATTCCCATCTGCATCTGCCAATAATACTCCGTCCGTTTGCTCTTGAGTTGCTCGTTGTTTTTGATAAAGAAGTTTTGCAAGTGGTTGCCTGAATTAAAAGGACATTTGATTTCAATGAGCTTGTCACCAAGTGCATCGGGAGAGTAACCACCCCATAGACCATAAGTGATGAAGGTGTAGGTCTCCGCACCGTAGTAGGTATAGAAGTCATCGGTTTGTTGCTGGAAGTAGTGGAACGCTTCTTTCTCGTGTTCCTTGCCCCAATCCAAAGCACGACCATAAATCTCCGTGCGATTGCCTGTGAGATACTCCGCTGCTTTCTCAAACACGAAGGACTTTGCCGTCTCCGAAAGAAACTCCGATTTTGTTTTCGGAGTCCCCATCAGTTTGTGAATTTCGGAAGCGGTGAAGCGTGACCTTCTCAAATCTTGCCAATCCTCCTCCGTCAAAGAAGAGTGAATTGTTGGAAGTTGATGTTTCATTTCTCGCCAATTAATAGTTTTTGATTCACTGGAGATACATCGTACTTGTTTATGATGTCGGTCATCAGTCCACCGGTCTTGAGATGCTCCATTGCTTTTGCCCAATTCGGATGCTTTGGAGTGAGTTCTTCTTTCTTCGGTGCTGATGTTCTACCCATTGCCTTCTCACCGTCATCGTCATCGTCAATGTTCAGGTTCAAGATTGAACCGAGAGCATACCTCCGTGCGTAAGTGATGGCAGAACCCATCGCTTGTGGATCGTTCTGCTTTGCCACAGGCATCGTGTAGGATGACTCCATCCACTCACCTGATTCGGAGTGAACGATGATGGTTGTTAGTGCGTCACCATCGGGAAACTGACTGACTGCCAATCCACATTCGCTCAATGGCTTTTGGATGGTTGACAAGATGTTTGCCAATGACGCATACTTTGACTTGAAGAAAGGGTTGTTTGACTCCTTTGCTACCTTGCTCACCGATGCTTGGAATTTTACCAACGCACCAGCGATGTTCTTGATTGATTCGCTTTTATTCATAGGAAATTTGTTTTTTGTCCGAGCATAAATAACACCGTGAACTTGTCGGGTTCTAAATAAAAGAACCGCTCCGTCTCAATGCCGACCAAAGTGGTCTCAACGCATCCACCGAAATACACATCACGCTTCAGCATATACGGCTCAAGTTCTTCAAAGTGATGGTTCAGTAAATAGTCATCCACTTGCTTGTCGGTATAGACATACCTATCCCCACCGATTGTGAGAATCCATCCGTTGATTGTTGCCTCAAGCATTGTTCACCTCCTTCAATGCAATCTCAATTACTGACTTGGCTTTTGGAGAAACGATGTTCCCCTCAATTAAATACTTTCTAACCGTTGGGAGAGATACCCCAGCTTTACGAGCAACGGACTGAAGTAGTCCTTGTCTGCGTTTCATTTTAATCTCTTCAATTGCTTTCGTGTAATCCATAACGAGAGCAAAAGTAAAGTAAACTTTCTAAATGTGCAAGTATTTTTTTCTTTTTGTGAATTAACTTTTCACTTCCACCGCAAAAATCAAGTCACCAAGACGAGCATTCAACTCATTGACCAACTCCATTTGGAGTGATTCGGTGAACGCATCCGACAAGAAGTTGGTTGCTTTTGTTCCTCTGCGGTGAATCTTCCTTGCGATGGCTTTGGCAAGTGACTCATACGACATATTTGGGTTGGTTGGCTTGATTCCTTTGTAGGCAATCCATTCCTTGATTGACTGCCACAAATACGGAGTGCCTTCAATGTGACCGTTGCGTGTGGGTTTGCGTCCGTATTCAACGAACTCCCAATAATCTTCAGCAAGAAGAATGGTGTTGATGGATGTGGGTGACTTGACAATCTCTCCCGGCACGAAGGATTGCTTCAAAGCGGACGAAGCGTTTATCTTTTTCTCGTCCATTGAACGAGCGATTTCAGGATAAACCCTTTGATTCCACCAATTCTCAATGATTTGATTTAACAAGTCATCGTTTCCACCTTCACCAAGAAAGGTGTCAAGTGCATCGCCTAATTTGCTTAAATCTATTTCAGCCACGATAGAAGCGTTAAAACTGATAAACCTATACTGATGTTCTTGAATAGCGACAAAGTGCGTGATATGGCTTTATTTTCACTCACAAGGGTATTGTTCTTCTCTCGCAGATATGCGTTGTTGATTCGCACCTTGACAATGATGCTATCTTGTTCGGCAATTATGATGGAATCCGATGTCACAATCTTACGAAGAAGCGTGACTTGTTCTCTTGCAATCGCTCCTTTGACCAAATAATGGTTTGCTTGTTTGATGGTATTTGTATCAACAAGGACTTGTCCATAACTGGTCAACGGAAGGAGCAGAAGCAACAAGAATCTCATCTTACAAAGTAGCGTTTTTCTTCGTTTGTTTTTCCTTCTCTGCGATGAGCTTGTCAAGATACCACTTTGCCTTGTATAAATCCTCAAGTCCGTTCTTGTCCTCGCATCTCCAAAGGTACTTAATTACATTTGCGGTGCAGACGGCAATGAGTCCCTTCTTCCTGATGGTTGCTGACTCAATCGCATCAATACACTCTATGTCTCCCTGTTTGTAGTGGGTTGGGTTAATTGCATCCATTTTCTCACAAAGGTATAGTAACTCTCTTCAATCACAATGATGTGTCCACCTGTCATAAATAGTTGCGTATTCTCAAAGAACGCACAAGCAGCGACAATGTGTTGCTCATTTACAAATCCATCTTCCAAGATTTGCACAATCTCCGGTTCAATCCCAACGGATTCAAGCCACGAGTCGTTCTTTTGTTCCAGTATGATTTGCACTTTCATCATAATGTCTTGTGCGTATAGGCGTGAATCTTGCGTGTGGTTGCCTTGTCTCGGAATGGTTTGAGAATTAACCAGCGACCTCCAATTGGTTTTGGACTTGCACCTCTTTCAATGTGCCATCCCTTTGATCCGTCTCCGTATTCTTCCTTGTATGCACTTGTACGAATCATCAAGATGTCCCTCAACATCACCGTGTCGTGTTGTGTCAACTGCTCCACCGTGTAGGTCATCTCATAGTCCTCGTGAACATGCCCCATCCAAATTGCATCTGCTCCCTCTACATTGACGCTCATTCGGTTGTGCTGGATAGTTCCACGAGTTACTGCACCGCCTCCACCAAATCCGTGCATATACTTAATCTTGAAAGATTGTGTCGTATTGCCATCGTTGAACTGGATGCGAATCCATCCACCATATCCTCCCACTTGAATGTCCGAACCGGTCTTGTAATTTAACAAA